TCTTCATATAATTTTTCCTAATCCTAAATAGATTAATGCTTCTAATTCTAGTTGATAGTCTTGTCCAAGTCTACGTTTCTGGTAAATGGATTCTAACACTTCCTTGCCATCTCCATAGTCTAATACACCCGAACCGCGTGACTCTAATTCTTCAATTAGGTCGTCTGTGTCAAATTCTGACAAGTCAACGTCTACTTCGACTTCTGTGTAAATTGTTTTATACATTATTTGATTTCATCCGTTGTTTCTATGAAATGGCTAATAATTAGATCCAATGCTTCTACTGTACGAATGTTAAGTGCTACATCACTAGGGTGTAGCCAATATCCATCCGGATTAGCATCTGTCTTTGGATTCTTCTTCCACTGCTTCAACTCTTTCTTAAGATACGCACGATAGTCTTTTAAGTTAAGACTAGTGATACGATCTGCGGTCTCGCCATCGATCCATTGATAAGGTTTATGTTTCGCTTTGCTCATTCTGCTTATCCTCTCTGGCATCTTGTGCCTTGAACATTGTTTCTAAATCTCTGATACGACTTAATAACTGCTGTCCCTTGATAGCGTGATGCCACGCTTCTAAACTCAATTCTTCTAGAATTTTATTGCGAATTTCACGATCCATTTATACTTCACCTTTCTTTTCCATGTCGTACTGCTTGACCATTCTGTACAATGGCTCCATCCGCTTGGCAAAAACGTGCGGAGCCTTTTCGGCGGCCATGTCTAGATCGTATTCGCTAGGGAAGTGTCTCAAAATACTTCTAGCTTCGTTTTTAATTTCAGCACTTAGCCCACTCCTAGTGTGCATAATATCAAGTAAAAACTTCTTAGCCATCATTACGGCTCTATAACGTTCATCAGGTAGTGTCATGTTACTAGTATAGCATCAGTGTTTGGATTTGTCAATGTCTAACAATTTATAATTTGAAATACCTTATTGGCCAATATACGTTCTTTTGAAAACGCTTCTAGTTCCCAGGGTTGCTCAAAATACTTTTTACGATTTGGTTTACCCATCCAGTAATAAGTTTTGCCACCTATCTTGTGTTTAATTTGTCCTCGAGCATACTGCTTTACATGAACCATTTCGTGTGCTAGTGTTAGCACTAAACGTTCTACATCTAAACCAGAGTCTATAAACATTATCAAATACTCCGGACCGACGTAGGTGACTGAACCCCTACATTCGTCACTAAATCTCATGCCTCTTTTGGTACGTACATCCAATGTCCATTTACTATTCTTTAGCTTGAGTTCGGCTTCAAAGAACTTGACCAACATCCCTACAAATTCTTTTACTCCGCTGTTGCGTATGTTTAATTGTACGTTCATTTTTGATCTTTCGTTAGTTCGCAAATTAATAGGAAATGGTTGTATGCGTTACGAGCCGCAGGGTTTAATAGTAACTTTTCAGCTTCTTCAGTCATAGCCTTAACAGCTTGTTCGCAGGCCTCTCTGGCACTGGGCCATTCTAGCATACGAGCACTCTCGCCCATTACTTTGACTAGGTGTTCCCAGGCCTCACGTTGCTCTTCTGTCAAGGGCTGTTCTTTTGGACGCATATCAGAGGCTTTCATTAAGGCCTTGCTAATAGTGTCTTCAGCAACACGGCCTGCCGCGATCATCGGAGCATAAGCAGGGTTAATATTGTAACGAGTACTTTGTCCGCCCGGATAACATATTACTAGATGAGATCCTTTAGGAAAGGCATCCATGAGAGTCTGATCGTACTCATAAACAGGCTTATACTTGCGGCCCACTTTTTCGTAGTAGATCTTTTTCATTTTGCGGCTTTCTACATTCGTTAATTACTTGTCTTGGAAAGTCTGGATGCCATCCCCCGATGAGCATCTCACAATTATATACTCTGTTGCCAGTCTCAGCAAGTCTATTGCCAAAGACAATTAAACCAAACATAGTTAATGCAAGAGCTACAACTATTAAAGAGATTGAAATTGTCTTTAACGTTTCTCTCATTTAAACACTTTCAAAATCATTGTATCTGCATTAAGGCGTCCATTGAGTTGGATCTCTGTTGCCTTGATGTTCTTGATCCAAGTTTCGATACGGCGTTGAGTGTTTTGATCTTTGAATTCACGCAACTGTACTTCTGGTTTACGCAGAGTCTTTTGTGTACTCTTTTCTGTAAAGTTACCAATCGTAGTGCCTTTTACAGTCAAGCCGTTGGAGTTAAGTGCAGTATAGACACCGATTTTACGTGTCTTAGTGTTATATACAATAGCCCCTTGAGCACCAACTAACTGTGCAGGAGGAACTGAAGTTACACCTAATTTGTCATCACTAGCTTTGAATTTGAGTTTAGCCACTACCTTTTCAGCGGGCACCGATTTCTTAGCACGTGGCTTCTTGTTAAGTTTCGCTTCGGCCGCGATTTGATCACATGCAGTCATGATGCTTTCATAGAAATCTATCAATTTCTTAATATTTTTCTTGCTAACGTGGCTGTAAGCTTCACGCAACTGTTCGTCAGCATCACCGCTGGCAAGCTCTAACAATTCATCTTGCCCACGCTTAAAGTAGGTTTTAATGAATCTAGCGTGTGCGGCTTTGGCACCTTTACCACGCAATAGATTAACCATTTTAAATGCTTTTGGATCAAATGCATCTGGATCTGTAATCCAACTGTCGATAGCATAGTCAATTTCTTCGCTCATGTCGCCGGAAGTTTCTTTTAAACGATCTTGGATAGTAACTACTGGGGCTACGGCTTTTACCGCTTTGACTTCTTCTACTTATTCGATATCGTTTTTGCCAGCTTCAATAGCTTCCTTAATACTTTTCTTTAAGTATTCTCCAAAACTGCGACCATTATTCCAATCTGGATGGCTGTCTGGCATGCCTTTGATTAGACAAGCGGCGATTGCACCCATCGTAGCATTACTACGCCAATCTTTAGTTTTCTTGAAATCGGAAATTTCTTGTTTGGCCATGCCCGAACGACCCATCCAATCGATTACTTTTGGCTTGAGATCTTTGCCGCTAGTTTCTAAACGATACCATTTCATAGCATCGCGATATTTGTTTCCAAACTGCTCACCTGTAAGTCCTGCAACATCATCCCATTTTGGACTCATGTCGCGCCCTTTATTTTGGCGTATTGCGATACTTGCCTGTTTAAGTTTTGTTGCCATCTAAGACTCCTTTAGTGTTCAATATGTATATATTATACAGCCTCTTTTTGGTTTTGTCAACCGCTAGTTATCGTCGTCCCAAGGTATAGGAACCCATCCTAATGTGGCAAAATCGCCACGGATTTCTTCAGTAACTTGACCTTCTGGAACATATCTATTAGATATATCGCCATCATCGTGCCGAATGCCCGAACAGTACCAATCGATGTAATCCCCTCGTTGTAGCATATCTGCCACAATGCCCCCGGCATGGCGCCAACTACAAGACCAATAGTTTTCTTTGAGTATTTCTAGTGTAACTGCGGGATCATCGCCTTTGACATTACACCATTGCATATTGCATAATGCCGCATAGATATTTTGGGCATAACTGTCGCTAGCGTTAGCTTTGGCCAATATCCAATCGGTAGAACGGAGATCGTATTCCAGATTATTACGTTGCCATTTGGGATCTACTAGATTATCTTCATCTTGTTGTTTAGCTGTTTTCCAAAACTCGAGATAAAACTCTGGGACTTCTTCTCCCTTTTCTTCTGCTCTTTTCTTAGCCCCTTCAGCTTGAAACGTGTGCCTCTCAGGGCTTGATGCTACTTTTGGGTTTTCGGAATTCTTTGACATCTGCAATAGCGTTGGTTAATGTTGTTGAATAATTTAATGCTGTTTGTTCACTCATACTAATTGTAGTTTCGAAATCAACATATCCTTTGATCCAAATAGATTTTGTGAGTTTTAGTCTACGGACTAGAGTATTATACAGTCCCTTCCAAAATAACTCAAACTCTTGTAACCAAACGTTTTTGATATCGTATTTGGACTTTAGTTCTTCACTCCAGCAGTCAGTTTTTACTGTAGTATAGATATTAACGTTCACTCCGCTTTCGTCTGCCTCGACCCAAATATTATGTTCATGATCGGGCTGTCCGCATTCGCAAACAACTTTATAGACTTTTGAGTCTCCCCAATCGTTCGTTTTTAGTATGCCTTCGGCTGGTATTTGTGGTTTCATTGTAATGTAGGTATATCCAGGGGTTTAACGTCTTTTTTATGTGTAATAAAGATAGTTTCCATTAACTGGGAAAAGTCTTCTTCACTTAGCATGGTTTTATACAGGGTCATAGCTTGAGCCATCATGACTCCTGCTACTTCCATAGGTTTGTAATCGTCGAGCATCTTGCTATTAAACTGCCAGTACTCTTGGTAAATCTCGTCTAATTTATCTGTCATATTATCCTTGCCTTATTTCTCTAGCTAGTTTTTCTCTGAGCTGATCACCGTTCATGATAGCCCAATCTGTCTTTTCACCGATACCGCCTATCTCACCGAGCAAGAATACATGTTTAGGGAATCTAGATTTTAGAACGCCAATCACTTCTTCAGTAGTTCTTCCCTGACCTAAAAACTCGTCATCGTCTTTATCAAACCAATATTGCATGTCGCCATGTTCTTCGATCTTTACTTGATGTATAATATCATTAAGATGCTTTAATTTTTTGATATGATTTTCCATCTGCGCTATTTCTAAGCCTTCTAAAAAGAAATTGGCGATCCTGCTGACAATTAAAACTATCAAACAAAACCAAAATAGATCTATTAGGTCCATAGTGACTCCCTGATTTTAATTAAACGGATCATCATAGCTTCATCTTCTTTAGTGTAGGCCGCTTCGATCTTACGAAGTAACTTGTGTGCCTTTTCGCTCATCTTTCTAAGTTCGGCAGAATCTTTACTACTACCCCAACTTAATTTCCCACCATTAGCCGCACGACTCGCTTCACAGTAAGCAGTCCAACCGCTTGCTTCATAAGGGTCTGGACGATTACGATATGTAGTAGTCCACCAGGTATACAGCTCGATAATCTCGCGGGCGGCTAATGCTTGATTAGTTGGCTTGCCATAAAGTTCGTCGGTAGGTTCAAGCCCCATGTCTTCATTCATAACTAGATCAGATGCCCAACGTAGATATTCTAAGCCAGCCTCTGGACAGCGCCAAGTGCGCAGTCGTAACCAACCACTGCGATACCAGGGAACATTGAATTTAGTTTTAGCTTCGTCACTCCACATACAGTGGTGCCACGCTTGTTCTACTTCAACGAAATCCACAAGCTCTTTAAAAAGACAAGGGAGAAACCGATTACCAACGTCACACCAACTGCCAGGGCGGATATCACGAGGGTCGGCAGTAAGAGCATGACTCTTACTAATCCAACGATTGTTGATATAGTATCTGATATCATTTAATTTGTCCATAGGATAGTTTACAAAATTTTGTACTGCATCTAATGCTTCTTCAGCTAGCCAATAACGAAAGTTGTGTCGCATTTGGGCAGTAGTATGCCACTCGTCCCATTGTTCGCTAGTGCCCGCACCTAGCTTATTAGTACCACGAATCCAATCTGCAAATTTTGAACATGACCAATAATTACTTCTCATTTTAATCCTTAATTAAATCAATTCCGTAAAAACTTTCAAATGGCGTATTATACACCGAATGATGAATTGCTTCATGTAGAGTTTCAAAAATCTTCGATCTCAGCACCTGGGCTGTATCCCACCATCTCAACTTGTACATCACTTAATCCTTGTAAGTATCTTTTTAATTCTTTATCTGTTGGGCTCACACTATAGTTCTTCTTAAAGAAGATTTCATAGCTGTCGCTTCCGTATTTACCGATGCCGTAAAGTGAAGAAGCGTCATTGCCGTCCCACAACAAATAATCTCTAGACATACCTACAAGTCGTTTATATCTTACATTTACCATTCCTAAGGGTTTGATAATACTTTTAACGAATTCTTCATCTGCACGTAACAGAGCATGAGGACTTGGAAACCAGTAGAGAAACTCTGGTAAGGTCATCTTTACAGGTTTGCGACTAGTTTGATTCAGCATGATAACACCAACCATATGTTCCCAACTATTATTAATTTGTTGCTGGACCATTAGGTCATCACGTAACGGTTCAAAGAACTTCATTCTTCAACTCCAAAATGTTTTTTCATGTAATACGCTTCATCTCTACTATCGTAGTATTCTGTGATATAATCAGCACATCCCCGAACAATCAACTCGGCGAAATATTCGATAGATTCTTCATCTTTGTTTAAGAAACCAGCCTGTTCAGCAAGTTCTTTAATTCGTTCGTTCATTCTTCAACTCCTGTAAAATCTTGTAAACCCATAGTTTTTCAAAACCTCTTTGGTAACATCAATCTCTGGATCAATGCCTTGTGTTTGATATGCCTTTGTTAGACGACTAAATTCAGCAACTTGGTCTAATGTATCACGCACAATCAACTCGGCGAACTTTGTAGAATTAAACCAAGGTGGGTTATACTGTCTTACTTCCCAGCATTGTTGTTCAAGTTGTTGAATTCGTTCGTTCATCTTGCCAATTTGATATTGATATAGACTAATGAGGCATTTACTGCCGCCCAAAGATAGTCACCGCGACCAAAGCAATCGATAGTGGCTAATGTACACCATCCGGCAATGAAGTAACTTATTTCATACTGATTTCGTTTAAACCATTCAAGCATTTTCTGTCTCCTCAATTCCTTCATATTCGGCAAGTTGTTTTTTGTATACTTCAAGTTGCTCAATTAAATTAGTAATGCCGCCGTAGTTCATGCTAATAGCACTATAGCCCATCTTAAACTCTAATCGGCCTTCACTAGTCATTCCTAGCGAGTAATAAGTTACAGGCGGCTTCTTAGGTTCCGGAGGTGGCTCTACCAACTTTGGTGCGGGCGCAGGGAACGGCACTACATTTTCGGGCATTTTATTTTTCTTCATCCAATCAAACATACGATTCTCTTTCATATTAAGCCAGCGAGCCAGCGGATTACAAACTAATGGCAAGGCAATGATAAACAACCAACTTACCTGTACCCACGGAAACCAATCTGTTTTGAATACAAAAAGGTTTACCATTCCGGTAATGAAGTATACAATACTCCAACCGAATAACCAAAATCCAGCTGAAGGTTTAAACAACTTCATACTACGACCTTTTGATAAATTGTGCTAGTTCGGGAGCAGTCCAGCCAACTGGTTTCAATACCTTACCATCTTCACGCTTACGCACCTTGCCTGTATCTTTATCTATTTTGGCAAAGTTAGTGCGCATGACTTCTTTCCATGCACCTTCGGCATCTGCACCCATTGAATGGATAGCACCTATAGTAACAACTAGGATATCAATTAAGGCATCTAATTGTTCTACACGATCATTATTCGCCAGTGCTTGATCTAGTTCTTTTGATTCTTCGTCAATGAGTCCTACATACATAGCATATTGTTGCGGGTTAGATTCTTCTACTGTTTGATCGCAAGCCCGCATAAACTTCTCTTGATCACGAAATGGGTTAGTCATTGTAGTGTCCTTTCATTATCTTCATCGTCTAGTAAACTTTGTTTTACTGCATCAGGAAGGTCATCGAAAGATTCCTGGGTCAAAGGTTGGCTCATTTCTTTTAGTTCTTCAGCAGTTTTATTAGCAAACATATTTTGTATATGTTCTACTAGTTGGTCAAGTTCGTCTTGAGTCCCGTCAAAATGATCAAACGCACCGGGCGCGAATTCAATCCGAACAGGTTTAGTTTCTTTAGTCATCTCGATCCTTTCAGTTAACCGTAATTCTTGTGTCTCATCAAATAAAGCATGTGGTAATAAATGCGCCATGTGTTTTCTGCATCATCTAGAGCATCATGTTTGCGACCTTGAAACTTTAGATTATAGGACTTCATACTGGTTCCTAATCCTCCGCTGAAAACTTTACCTTCGGCAATCATCTTGCTCACGTGTACAGTTTTAGCGTCAATCCATCTGCGGCCGAACGGCCATTGAATAGCATCATCTTGGGGAAGCTGTTCTAGCAGTTCTGCGCTATCCCCACCACCCCATGTGAGAGGATTGATAAAGCTGTCGTGTCTCAAGTGCATGGCCTTCAAACCTTGATAGGCAGAAAGTAAATCTGTGCCTTTGGTCTTGATGTCATTTTCTGTGATACCAGTTAAGGTTACAATAAATTCTTGTAGGGGTTCGCCTGGATCTACATAGGCACGATAGCGTTCAAGAATATCTCCGTTGGTAGTGTCACCTACGACAGCACCTATTTGGATTATCTTACCGCTGGGTTGGTTTAGTTCTAGATCTAAGCAAGTTATTTTCATAATACAATTATAACACCTGCTTTAGGTTTTGTCAAGGCTTTTTGGATTGACCGTAGCGCAAATAGTATTCGGTTAACTTCTTACCTTCAAACGATGCTGTGATATAGTATTTGTGTCCAAATGTATCTGGATCAGCTACCCGATTCCACATAGGGGTTTCATGTGCGTTTTCCATTACCCATTTTCCTTGCGGACTTTCCTGCCATTGGTATAATGGTTCAGCCGCATATAGGTCTGGATCTTCAACATCGCCCATTCGGAAATGATGTACTACGATTTGTTTAATCTCTACGACCATGTTATCACGAATAAAGAAACGATGTTTTGGTCCATTTCCACCCCTATAGGGTCGTATGCCATTGTAGTCGATATCGGGTAGTTCTTCCTCTCCGAATACATTACGCAAGGGTATCCTGCTTGTGATAGCCATTTACTTAAATCACTTTCCCAATAGTCTTTTTTATCGTAGTAGCCGCCGTAGGCTTCTGCATAATGCCCATTTTCTCTATGGAAGGCATTTTGGACATTATTGAATATGATATTACCCAATCCGTCCTCGTTGAAATTTATACGTGCTCGGCCCATCTTAATGAAAATAATACAGCATCTTTTTCGTGTGCGAATTCAAAAGTGTAATCACTCCATGAGTAGCCAATCCACATTTCCCAGTTGTCAAACTCTAAATTCTTTTGGCACCATTCTCCAGCTTCGTAGCCTGCTGTAGCGCCTTTAATCTTGACTTTGGTCATCTTCTAGGAAATCTGGATTCATCTCTACTTTAGGAAGTGCCATGCCTGTCCTTTGCAACATTTTTTGTGTGGCAGGATCGTTCATCAACAGTTCGCGGAATGATCCGACAGGTCCGTTAACATCTTGGCTTATGTTTCCCCAAGTGCGAATTTCTAACAGGTCTTCAATACCGTTGGGTATAGCGATAACGTAGTGTACATCCGAATAGCCTTCGATTTCCATAGTGTGAATTACTTTGCCTTCAGTCAAGCGATTATAACCAGGCCCCGACGCAATACCATAAATCCAGGCGCTATCACCTACTTTGTATTTCTTTTTTACACGAACAGAAGCCATACTAACCCTATATAAGTTATTTGGTGTGCTAGTTGGTCCGCACCTAACCATGCCCAAAACTTGGGATTATCTATTGTATAGTTGTATTTTTTATTGATATTCATTTTGGCCCAATCGATATGATAGTGCAGGATCGCATCCATGACACCTAACACAAGGGCTGACGGAAAATCTATAAAGAAACACATGATCAACATAGTAGCTAAACCATGTTTGACGCTGTGTTTCATGCCACGCCAATCTAGGTAAGTCCCTTTCCACTGGACCTCCTGCTCAGACTGATTTACAAAATCAATATACCAATGCTTGACCTGTAACAGGATCAACATTAAAAAAAGTTCACTGAGCATCTTTTTCTACCATCTTAGATTCAAGTAGGTCCTTGATGAACTTTAGCGCCTTGCGGTTAGTATCAAATATGTATTCGCAGTCCTCTTCTTCTGTCCTCAAGGCAACGATAACACCATTTTTTACTTTACGCAATTCTATTGAATCAAAGTCCATAGGACCCCCTCTTTATTGTGGTACTGACAAATTATAGTTAAAGTGGAAGATACCGATATGAGCTATTTCTTTGCTCAAATCGTGATCGACCCAAACGTCAAAGCCTGCTTCTTTGGCTTTATTGCAGAAGAAAATGTCTTCGCCAATTTCTAGATTAAGCTCAGTAACATACTCTTGCAAGTAGTGCGGCTGTGGAATCTTCTCATAAACAGAGCGATGTACTAGAACACAACCGTGTGGTAGAACATCTACCTTTTGCATCGGAGGACTATTGTCATCTGTTACTAGTTCTGTGAACTGTCCTGCTTGACCCATCATGCCAGTGAAACCTGGATTTGGAAAACGTCTACGGCGATAGTTAGCGCCAACTAATGGAACGCCACGCTTCAACAATTTTAATGGAGCGTCAATTGGGAACTTCATGTCTGAGTCAACCCACCATGCATAATCGAAATCACTCTTAAGGAAGATGTCAGTTAGGTTACGACGAGCGATAGTGATAACTGATCCGATGTTGAACGCACAGTTGATCTTGATACCGTTAGCCACTAGATTGGCCGCGGCCATTGCTAGGTGTTGTGCAAATTCTGCATTTACCATTTCCATTGCTGGAACCAAGATCATGATACTTGGTGTTTTGCCTTGCGGAGTTTGTGGTGCTTGTGGCACTTGTGGTTTTGCACTAAAGGTTGGTTTAGCCTTGTTTTTCATTATTGTCCTTTTGTTTAAATCTAATTTGGCTCTGTAACTTTTTTTGATTCTGGCTTAAAAGTTTATGGCTCTGCATGTAATTATCAGAAAAAATTTCCTCCATCGCGAAGTTAGAGTTTGTGGTGGTACTATACTGATATTGATTATTCATCACATTCTTCTACGCTAGGATCTGCATTTTCCCATGCTGTAAACTTAGGGCTTAGTCCGCCTTTGTCTGTCGCAATGTATTTTACACCGTCGATACATAAAAGTGTAATAGTTCCAAACTCTGGGATTTCCTTTTCGCTTAGGAAGCGAACATTAGATCCAAACCCTGGCTTGCCTTTGGGAACAGCATAGGTTCCTGAATCGCAGGAAACTAGCCCCATTGAGAGGCCAGTTATTACTATTAGTTTTAAGTAGGTTTTCATAATAAGAGTATACTATCACTTAACGCATTATGCAAGACCATTTTGGACTAAAAAGTTTTCCATGTTGTCAGCAGTTAATGGTAAAAACTTTTTAGGCACTTTAGTCACTTTAAATTTATGGCCATTAATGATTTTATCAATATGTTCTTCAATAGTAGAGTATGTCATACTGACCCATTCAGAATGTCCTCGACCGTCACGTTCGATATCCAAATTAAGTTCTTGCTTGACGGCCTTTTCCAATCTACCTACGGCATTAGCAGGTCCTATATAAACTACATCAAAACAGGCTACATGACTCTTACGACTGTAGCTGTTTTGATATACGCCTAACCGTACATAGGGGTTTCCTGTTATGCCCACTTTACTATCGATGGACCCTAACGGATCCTTAAACACGTAGAATAGTTTATTACCGTTCATATCAAACAGTCCATTGGCAAGTAGGAGCAGGCAACAATACCTTACCGCCCTTTTGTTTGTAGAAATTGATAAGACCGTTAAGTACACGATACTTGTCATGCTGTGGTTGTTCGCCTACTAGTGTTTTATCATTTACAGCAGTCCAGTAACTTTCCTTGATACCTTCCTGTACGCTTTCAGCATCGCCCCATTCGTCCACTAACATCTTGGCTAGCTCGTCATCGAATGCCGCAGGCAAACTGAATCCCTGTATACTCGCCCATTGGTAAAGATATGACATAGGGCGGAAAATTTCTAGTGTTAAAGAAGACATTGGCCAATGCTTGCGATGGAACGCCAGCGAACGACCCCAGTAAACACCCATAGATGGACCAGTAGGGCCTTCTAAGTCGAAGCATTCTATACCACTCTTGATCTGACTCCATCCGCCTTCAAACCCTGGACTACGTTTTGGTACACAGGTATTGGCCTTAAGAATATTCATCATAGCAACAAACTTGTTGTCTCGAGTTTCTAAGCCGATCATGAAGTCATCATATGGACTTAGGTCACGTTTGTTCAAACCGTTAATACGGCGCATATTACGACCAGCGATGTAGCAACCAAACTTGACACGTTCTTCGTCAGTGTCGCCAAAGCCTGCATTTTCAATTTCAGCAGTTGTGAATTGATCCAAGTCGATAATCCATGCTTGGAATTTGGTGTAGCCTTTCAATCGGCATACCTGGATAGTGTGATGTCCGTCCCAAACACAGTAGACTACACGACCGTCAGTAAGTGTAATCTTGATAATACAAGGAACGATAACGCTAGACTCGTCAAAGTCTTTGAAAATCTTTTCGATATGATTAGGCGCCACATCTCGCTGGAATATAGTCCATAGATATAGTTGTTCCCACGACACATAGTCGAAATACTCTTTTGGCCGTTTACCTTGAGCATATCCCAAATAGCTACCGCCGCTTGGGTCGTAGTTAAATGTTAGATTTTGATAGTTCTGGCCCAACATAGTAACGATAGCTTCATGTATCGGCTGTAATGGAATCGGACCATCGTTGAAATTTTTAGCCATCTCACGGAGATCGATGCTGTCATCCTTCATATCGAAGGTATGCTCAAACTGTTTTAGGAAGTTTAGGATAGCCTGTTTTTTGTTGTAAGGCTTTGCTTTGGGCGTACGAATGGCCCGAGTTTTGAGTTGAATTGTCATGTAACACCTTTGTTCTAATCGTTTTGGAGACTAACTGCCCCTATGGCATGCTCTACTTCCGATCGTACAACTATTATAGTGTCAAATGACTTTTATGTCAAGTCTTTTTTAGGTTTTTATATATTTTTTTGAGCAACCGCTTGATCACAGGGTGTTTAGCATCCTTATCAAATGTCTGCACATAAGCAAACAAGTTGATACTATCCGTTACACTAATATCTTGTGGATTGTATAATTTGGCTAGCGGATTCTTTTGAGCCTGTAATTCTTGGGCTATGTTGTATGCGTAAGCCTCGATCTCGTCCGGATCTCCCAAATAGTCTTGGGCATCACGGTGTTCGTTGAATGCTGTAGCATGTTTGATGGCGACGTCTTCAAAATCACGTGCCCTATTTTGACGCATATGAATAAGTTCGTGTGCTAGACTGTCTGCGACCAAAAGGCACAGATTCATCCAAGCTGTAGAATCCAACATGATATGTTCAGTATTTGGATTCGTTATGAGAACTAGTTCTATGGATACTTTCTTACGTTCGTCCAAATCTGGATCGTAATAAGCATTTATGTTGATGTCGTCCATATCGACATCGCTTGAATGGGCGGCCACAACGTCTACTCTAAATCGAGTAGCTATGAACTCGCCCAGTAAATCTAAGAAATCAGTAATAGGAAATAATACATCCACTACACTTTCTTTTAGATCAGTCATAACATTAAGTACATCTGATCTCTTGGGTATCTGTATGTTGTGCCCTAATTTAGGACTACAATTAATTTTTTTAGTTTTCAATATGTTAACCAAGTAGTTGTTTTGAAAGGCTTGCCATAATAAGCATTTTCTAATTGTAGCAGTACCTTGCGTTTCATTCTTCGAATTATTTGATGGTCATGATTCCAATTAAAGACTTTGAGATATTGATACCACCAACTGTTTTTATTCCTATTGACCTTCTTGCTGTCCATATAATGACTAATAGCTGTAGGATCGTAGCCAAATACATCTAACATCTCGCAGGCAATATTAAAAGCAAATGCGCCCATCTCGTCTGTGTCGCCGTAGTATTCTTGTTCTTTGCGCTCTTTGGTACTGGCCGCAGTACTTTGATAACCCGGTAGGCTTTTGAAATTGCGGGCTCTGAATTGGCGCATGTGTATGATTTCGTGAAGCATAACGTCGGCAAAACGTCTGCTGAGTTTGGACCATTTGTAGTTGGTTAGCTTTAGGGATTCTGTATCTGGATGATAGCTGTAGTTGATTTCTATAGATGCTTTGCCGTGGTCATCGAAATCGCTATAATAACACCCGCCGGTATATACATGGTTTTTTTCTATTTTAGGATCTATGCACTTTTTGATACGGATCGGGAGTTGACCCTTTAGGTGTTTTCTGATCTTGCGATGTATTTGCTCAGAACTCAGGCGTTTCCCTACAACTTGCTTGTTGAGAGAGTAGAACATGCTATATAGGCTTGTACGGTCTAATTCCGACCAGTTGTATTGTGTATCCACAATTTGCTCCTGTCCTGATATAGCTATTTACTCTTTTAGTTTTTTTTAATTATCTGAGTAGATAATTTAGTGTTTGGTGCCCCAAGCGAGACTCGAACTCGCACACCGAAGTACTGGCTTCTAAGACCAGCGTGTCTACCAATTCCACCATCGGGGCATGTTTTAATTATATAGGTACTTTACTAGGTTGTCAAACTATTTGGAGCGGGATAACGGGTTCGAACCGTCGACCTTAACTTTGGCAAAGTTACGCTCTACCAACTGAGCTAATCCCGCATTATTCTGAATATTGGCTTTGGTTAGTCCAATAGTGATCCAACTCACATGGTTTGAATGTCATATTGGGAGCAATATCATTATCAAATATCTGACTCATAGTGTTATGGATAGAACTTCTTTCTGTTGCAGAAAGCAGGCCGTAATCATGTCTATAAGTCATACACATCGAATGGATGATTTGTTCTCTGTTCATATTAATAATTATCTCTTTATTTGGCGGGCTCTGCAGGAATCGAACCCACATCTCGAAGTTCGAAGCATCGCATTCTATCCGTTGAACTAAGAGCCCACATGATTAATAAAATTACTGCTACCCATTATCCTACCGTTTTCAAAATCTGTGATTGCATTGACCATTCTGTTAGGGTAGCGATCAACATAGCTGGTATCTTTTAAGAAAACAGCCACATAGTCTCGCCATTGAGAACCATTTGCAAAGCCCGTAAAGTGCTCTAGAACATCTATGTTATATCCGTTGGCCGATGCCCATTTGACTAATGCTCTTGCGCTGTCTGGATAAAATCTCCAACAGTCTACTGGATACTTGTGGTATTCTCCATTGGATGGTGCATTGAGATAAAATAGTCCAGTTGGTTTCAAGACTCTAATGATTTCTAAAAAGCTAACCCAGAAAAATTCCACATGCTCAAAGGAAGAGCTTGACACGACTACATCAAAGGAATTATCGTCAAACGGGAGTTTGTGCGGATCTTGTGTAAGCACAGTCGCAGGAGCGGCTAATGAAAAATCAATACCTGTATACTCAAAAGTTTGGTTGTATTGATTATAGATAGTGAAGTCTGTTCCTGGACCTATTTCCAACACGTGGGGTTTAGTTACAAACGCCAGAGTTTTTTGAGCATAGGTATTGAAGAATAGCTGTGAATGTGTTTGGGCAGTAGGGTGCATTCTAGTTACGTTTTAGAACGGTAAGTCCGTTATTGTTTTCAAACTTCTCAGCGATAGTCCATTCTGGATGCTCTGCTAAAAATTCTTCTATAGCAGGCCAGATACCTTTTGGTGTAAAATCAGGACCGATCAAGGATTCATAATCTACAGTTTCTGCGTTATCTGCATATAGCGTTGTATCATGAAATATAAGATACTTGGTCACATGCTGTGGGTGGAGCCTGAGTTCTTTCTTCATATGATCATAGCAATGCCATGTATCTATTAACAGCAGATCAGTTTCTTCGATTTGAAAGTCGGGATCTCCGGAGTCTGCTTTGATAAACTTAAAGTCAATGCCCAGCTTCATAGCTTCCCATTGTGCGGGTTCGATAGGGCAGTCTGCGATATCAATGCATACTAATTTTTTAGGTCTCGCAGACAAAAAGGCCCAGGTACTGACCACAGTCCTAGTTCCCATTTCGGTAATACGTTCACATTCTTCGGCGTATCTTTTTAGTGTAGGTAAGTGTTCGTTGATGTCGCTTACGGTATTACAAAGATCTGCATAGCGTTGATCGATAAAGTCAGACATCTTCAGGAGCACCCATTCTATAGATCATCTGATGTAGTTGTACAAGATCAACGGATCTATCTACATAGTTAGGAATGACCCATTGTAGTTCAGCCCATACCATGTCGTTCCAGTCTGCACGTATCTTGTTTCCACGTATCATTAATGCTCGTAGACTTCCCCACATTTCTTGTTTCCATAATCCGTAGGGTGTCAACAATAGACCAGGTTTGCCCATGAAGCTTTGATCTTCGATCATGTTGACCCAAGATTTAAATTCGTCATCTGATAGGTAATATGGTGCTTGGAATGTTCCATGGAATCCAAAGCTATCATAATAGCCTGTTGGATGTTCGTGGCTGAATTGTCCGGCTAGTTCTTTGGGCGCAAACTTGATGCCTCGACCTTCTAACCATTGGCGATGCGTTACGCAGATCAATTGGTCTTCTAACCATTCCTTTTCAATTCCGTTAGGATTGGTTTTGATCATCTTGGTAAGTTCAAGAAGTTTCTTGCTTCGTAGACTGAAGCCACCATTACCTACTTCCCATCCGGGCTCTACGGCTTGCCACGGTGCACCTATGTAGTCGTACTGCAAGAAGTCATCGGTCCAACGCTCGGGCTGTACTGGAAAACCATCATACTGGACGAATAGTGCGTAGTCAGTTTCAACTAGATCGGGGACAACATTAAGACAGATACGACTGTGTTCTTTGCTGTCAAACTTAGGGACTTCTACGAATCTACCTGTATCATGGAAGCGTCGATCACCTATCTGTAGGACTTGTGCTTCTGGAAATACGGCCAGTGCCTTATCGATAGCGAATCGGGTGGCATTATAATTTAAACTGTCGACTGTTACTATTGTAAGATTTTTCATATATATTATTATTTGGTGCCCCTTGTCCGACTCGAACAGACCACCTACTGATTACAAATCAGTTGCTCTACCAGATGAGCTAAAGGGGCTTATAAACTATTTACATCAGAATTCGGTGTGGCTGGTAGGGTTTGAACCTACAAAGGCCTTGACTAAGTCGTTGCCCCGTCCCTAACATCGTTTTCCCAACGAGTCGGAGGTCTGCCGAATTCCACTCACAGCCACTATGTAATTATACAGTAATCACAAAAAGTTGCAAGTGCCAAAATCACCAATAAATATCGCAGTTATGAACAATCAATTAAGTATCCTTTACCAAGCACTCAATGAAAGATATGGTAACTCCTCAGACGGAGTTAAGGTCTTTTGCGACAAGGGAACTGACCATTCCTATATTGATTTTTATTATGAACAACTTTCACCATATAAGTCCGATATCAATATGCTAGAAATCGGAGTGATGAGCGGTGGTAGTTTATTACTATGGTCTAAGTTCTTCGACAAGTATAAGATCAACGCCATAGATCTAAGTCCTGATTTTTCCGTTAAAACTGACTTCCAAGATATCGTACGCAATGATAAGAATATCCAATTGGCCTTTAACGTTAATTCTTGCGACTTTGTATATTCCATGATATTCAACAGCGAGGAATTCGATGTTATTATAGATGACGGAGATCATTATCCTTCAACGCAGTTTGCCACGTTCAAAAACTATTTTAGAACTTTGAAAACGGGTGGCCGTTACTATATCGAGGACGTACAGGGGATCGAAGAATTCAAAATCTTGACTAACAACATACTTACTTGGTTAAAAGAAAACTTCCCCCAATCTATACTAAATGTCTATTACGGTGACTTAAATAAACGGGTAGACGACATTATCGTGTATATACAAAAAATATGAAAACATTATCAGAAATTAACGAAGAGCTAAAAGCTCTATACGGTGAGACAAGTTTAGACTTCACTGACAAAGGTGCGGCCAGTGGTCACAGCTATATTGATTTTTATTCAAGATACTTCGATCCAAAAAGATCAGACGTTAAACTTCTTGAGATAGGAATCAGTTCTGGAGGTAGTGCCCTGCTATGGTCCAAATACTTTGAAAAGTATCAAATTGATGCGTTTGATTACTTAGAAAACTTTGCTAGTCAAACACCATTCCAAGAAGAACTAATCAGAACTCCGGGAGTCAGTCTCACGTTCAATAAAAACAGTTTTGACGAAGAATGGGCCAAAAAGTTTCCAGATAATCATTATGACTTCATCATAGATGACGGAGACCATTACATCGCTTCTCAATGGAAAACTATGTTAAACTACTGGCCAAAATTGGCTGTAGGTGGTACTTACTTTGTTGAAGATATGCTGAACCATACAGCCGCAGAAGAATACTGTATGCATCTAAAAATATATTTTGAAGATATCAAACAAGACTACAGCGTAGAAACTTATTTAGGTAGACGTATAAGTGAAGGACGCTTAGATGATATTATTGTTGCTATAACTAAAAAGTCCTAATAGAACTGATTAGGGCTTTCCAAGTAATCAATATATTCATTGATACCGGTAGTTATATCTCTTTGGTCACTAGGATCAAATCCCAATGCTGTAAGTGGTGTTAGGTCAGCCTTAGTAAACTTTTGATATTGTGCTTTTAGATCTTCGGGCATGTCGATCAATTCAATTTTGGCCCCGGTTCTAATGCCTACCAACATTGCCACTGTTTCAAAGCTAGTCGGAATACCAGTACCCAAATCATAAACTCCAGGACGGAAATTCTTTGCCATCCAATAGCAGGCCTTGCAAACATCTTCTACAAATATAAAATCTCTACGCAGTTGATCACTGCCTTTAAAGACCTTAATTGATCCTTCTGCGCTTTGATTGAACCAATGATAGATAGTCGATGCCATACGTCCTTTATGGTATTCGTTAGGGCCATAGACATTAAAGAATCTAAGGCAAGCGGTAGCAGGACTGAGTTCTAATTCACTCAAGCTCTTACTAAAGGCATATTGATTTAGGGGGCCGTTGCCGTTGCCATATACCGAAGCCGAACTAGCGAACACAAATGGAATAGCGTTACTACGACAAAAGTTAGCCCACTGCCTTGTGCTTAGTACATTTTGTTTATAGACTTTTGACCAGTCATTGGCCAAAGTATCACTAATAGCACCCATGTGTATGACTGCTTCAACTTGTTGAGGATTAGCTAATAGAATCTCAACTTCATTAGTACTAATAAGGCTAAGTTCTTTGCCTACTAGATTTTTAAATTGCTGTGGATGCGGTAAATCATCTACTCCGATAACATCAGTTATCCCTAACTTATTAAGATAACCAACCATCACTGAACCGATGAATCCGCCTGCGCCTGTAACTATAATCATAATAATATTTAATATGTGGTCCGGCCACCAGGAATCGAACCTGGATCTATAGCTTAGAAGGCTACTGCACTATCCATTGTGCTATGGCCAGGTTGTTGATGAATGGAGCGGGATAAGAGAATCGAACTCTTGACCGAAGATTGGAAATCTGCTGTTTTACCATTAAACTAATCCCGCAATTAAAAGTACCAGGGGCTATGCCTTCTTACTATTCCGGATACTCGGATGTTGCCTTGTACACTTTATAGGTGCTTTCTGTGGCGCTTGAATCCACGATAGCCCAACTCTTCCTGGCCGGTCCTTGTGCATGGTCGACATTGACAAGTATTTCGGTGTTCCAGTGTAGCTATTCAGAAAGCACGTATAAAGTGTCTAGCTACTCACACCACATGAGCCCTAGACTGAGCTGTTACTCTGTCCACTAATTTTTCCTTCTGGAGAGGTATAGTTCCTCACCTACGGATTTCTTCAGGCTCCTGTCAACCAGGACTCTAAGGTAGACCGTATGCACCCGGCAACTATGGTATCTTGCCTGACCCACTTTTAATCACGGAAAAGTGTAAACCGGGTTATCTAGTTACTTTACGTAATAATTTATACCAATAATATTTTAGGCCACGATAGGTCGGTAACCAATTAAACATATCTGTAGTGTAGCCTATATCCTTAGGCACATTACCGTATGCCTTGTCCAGCGTATCTTGTTGTTTTGACATACAGTTTCTCCAATAATTGGTGCCCGGAGCCGGACTCGAACCGGCATGCCCGAAGACGGGAGATTTTAAGTCTCCTGTGTATACCATTTCACCACCCGGGCATTTCCTTAACTCTTGTAGGTATTATATAACAAAATTAATATCATGTCAATATATTTTGGAGCAACGGACAGGATTTGAACCTGTGGTCTTACGGATTTGCAATCCGTTGCATTGGGCCGCTCTGCCACCGTTGCATAAATGCTCTGCATCCCCCGGCGGTAATTATAGTACATCAGAAATTTGGTCAGCAAGTTTTCACTCACCAATTAGTCTTTCATCACACGTACCCTCCACCCGCTCCCCGACAGGGACCGCTCTCGTGTCGCTAACGGCCTTTCGGTTTAAAGACTACCACCCGTACATGTCACTGTACTTCTCATCGTGTGGGTCACACTATCCGGAGACACCCGGAACGTTCTGGCGGAGAGTATAGGAATCGAACCTATGCGCCCATTTCTGGACGACGGTTTAGCAAACCGTTGCCTTAACCACTCGGCCAACTCTCCATTTATGGCGCCCCACCAGGGACTCGAACCCCGACCAACGGTTTTGGAGACCGCTATACTGCCATTATACTAATGGGACATAATTTGGCGGAAGCGGTGAGATTCGAACTCACGGTGCCTTACGACACGTCTGTTTTCAAGACAGGTGCAATAAACCGGACTCTGCCACACTTCCATTATTAAAAAAACTCCCCAAAGTGTGCGGTCTATGACTAAGCATGGGGAGCCGTGTTGTTTTATTCGTATTCGTAATTAACTGTGTCCGGATTTTGTCTAAAGATCTTAGCACCGTTTTTTATATGAAAACGGCGAGCTAGTTCCGTAGTTGGACTTAGAGTGACGAATCTTGTGATATGATCGTATGTGTCTTCGATATATTGTTTGGCTTCTCCGATAAGACTACGACCTCCACCACTTGCATAACTCCATATGGTATAAAAAATTGCTGTGTTTGGAGCAATAGCTTCAGTTAGCAATTCTTCTACGGAGCTCGGAATGTTGTCGCAGAACGCAACACACACCATAGCAAGCGGATTTTCATTTTCGTCGACTAGAGTAAGCACTTCTCTATTCTTTGACACACGCCATTCGGCTGGAATTTCCGGCCTCACAGGATCGTCTTTGATAAATTTGATCAAAGGATCATCTTGTGATTTTATAACGTGCAACATTTTTATTCCCCAGGTATTATAGTGGTATTTATTACATCTTTGAAAAAATGGTCATTTCCATTAAAAAATAACATTACTGCCTATAGCATGGAACAAATTTCTGAGTGGAGTTCGATATTCCTCATAAGCCATTGTCCACGGTTGTCTCAGAAGGGTAAGATGGCCCTATCCTTCATAAGTCTGTGCGTCCACAAACGATACCCGTTAATGTTATTTTTTAATGGCGCTCGGTAGGGGAATCGAACCCCTCTTCCCGCCGTGAAAGGGCGGTGTCCTAGACCGATAGACGAACCGAGCAAATGTCTAACTTAATTTTTAAAGAACAAGCAACTATTGTACGCTCTCAAAACGGTTTTGTCAACCCTTGTTGCTGATTTACAACATGGTACCCCTCCCCAGATTCGAACTGGGAGAACTACTCCTTTTGAGAGAGTCGACTTTACCAATTTGTCCAGAGGGGCATTAGGTATACCAAATTTCCTTGAAGCCTTCTTCTTCAGAGGGCATTTCAAAATTATCAATCATTCCTTGTACAACTTCCCACGGAATCTCTTTGCCTGGCCTACTGGCCAAACGTTCTTTTAACACTGGAATCTCAGGTGTCTTAAACACTACAGCAATATGCTCGTAGTCAGGAAGCATATTAAACTTTCGGGTACGACTTGCGATAGTAGTGCTAGTTTGATCCCAAAGGATTGTATGTCCTAATTCGCGAGCTCTAACTACTTGTTCAGCCATTAGTTCAACTGCTCGAGGCATGTAATCCTTAAACACTTCTGAATAAGTCTTACCTTGCTGTCTCGCATAGTCTTCCACGAAAGCATCAGTTGACACTATGGTCAAACCTAATGCCCATACTTGATTTTTGATCCAAGTACTTTTGCCAGCACATGGAACTCCGATTAATTGATAACACTTATACATCAAATATCACCTTCGTAGTTTTCTCTGTACTTACGCTTGGCATCAGCTAGCGTAAACACTTTCTCGTTATCATTGGTCCAATCTTCGTCAATTGGAACTCCATTAATAGTGTGGGGCTCGTCTGTATCATAGGTCCAACCCAATGCCTTCATCATACGATGCTTGACTAGCAGGTTAGGACTGCGGAACACTTCGGTATCGTTGAAACCTAGCATGACACCAACTTCGCAGACAGCACCACTACGGCATATACCAGCATGACAGTGAACAACAACATTCATACGATTAGCCAATGCGTGTTGTAAAAGAGCCACAAGTTGATTAGCTTGTTCTTGGCTACAGCGCATTTCTTCATCGTCAACTGGATCTCGCTCTTCGACATCAAGGAACTCAAATTGATGAATTTCTCGAAATTCACGACCCGGCTTAGGAAACTCCATACCGCAGTCAACAATTTGAATCAGCATGGCATTGGGTCCTTGATCAAAGTGAAACCCTCTACGTACATCAGCTAGCGATACATTTTGAATCCATGGCATAATTTCTTCCTATTTTCAATAGTATAACACAGGTTTTACCTTATGTCAA